GTAAAAGAGCATGTCATATCCTATAAGAGGGGAGGCTTCTGGAAACCTCAATATGCGATTTTTTTAGTCTGTATACTGAAAAATGCGTATTTAGTCAGAAAGCTGTCTACAAAAAAGAAAAGAGCAGCGGATGAGCTGCTCTGTTATGTAAAGAGATGTAAAATTATTTAAAGATGTAAATAGCAGAATTTTCAGCATTGATATAATCAGAGTAATCGTATGAAAAATGTTCGCCAATTAAACTTATTTTATCTCCTTCTTTTGGAAGAAGGTCTTCGGTAGTATTTATAAAACAAGGTAACGTGTTGCCAGGACCGTTATTAAGATAGATTACATAATTAGCGAATCTGTATGCGGATGCATAATTATACTCATCAGAAGAGGTATCTACGCTTTCTAGATACTCCTCTTTGTCATCAGCGGATGTGGTTATTTTCTCTATGGAATTTACAGTTCCCATAATCCGCTCTGAACCATCAACCGCTATAGCATCAGTTACATTATCGGCAAATTTAACTTTACTTATATCAGGGGATTTGATTTTGCAGTCTGAAAGGTATTCGGATATATATTTTGTACCTTTTTCCTCATCTTTCTTTTCCGCAAAAAGAGTTCCCTCGATTGCTACATTACTACCAGGTTCTAATAGTGCAGGTGAGTTAGGGTTTTCCGAAAAAAGGCACATAAATGTTGTAGAATCAAAGTCTGCATCTTCAGAATCAGGTTCAAAATCTTCATCTTCATAATCATCGGATTCTGTATCCTCGTTGGAGTTTTTACTGGTACTTATAAACAAGAATGAAGGGTAGGTCGTATCAACCTTTCCCCTGATGATAATAGTTTGATTTAAAGAAAATCCACCAGACTCTGCTTCCTTTTTAACAAGTTCAGTATATTTGGAAGACTGAAGCTCGTCTTCACTCCAGTATTGAGTTTTTTCTTCGATAGAACTAAGTATTTTCCTGTAAGTTGGAAGAAATTCGTCAATATTATATTCTTTAACCGAAGAAGTTCCAGAAGAACATCCACACATTCCAATTGCTAAAATCATAGCAAGTAGTAATCCTAAAATTTTTTTCATAAGTTTTTCCTCTTTTAAATTTATTTATTGTAGTTCTGTAAATTTATTTGAGATCTGCTCGGTAAGGTTTTTCTGCTGTGTAGCAGTTAATTGACTTGATGTTCTAATCAAAACAGTACCAAGAACAATGTGAGAGCCTGAATCCATCATGCCATTTCCATCAAAAGAAGCAAGATAAGATTCCCGTTTCTTTGCATCCTTGGCAGAAGCAAAGACTTCAATAGCTCCACCGCCCTCTGTTCCCTTTTCAGCAATGGTATTACCATAAACATAATCCTGTTTTACTTTCTTACTTGAGAAATACACACAAGCGGTATATCCACCGTTTTTATTTAAAAGCCTATTAGTATCTGTTTTTTCGGTAACGGCTTCAACTCCGGAAATACTCTTAATCTGTTTCAAACGTTCCACTACAAAATCTTCCGAAGGATTTGTTACCTGTTTAAGCTGTTTGATGCTATTTTCCAAATTAGTCTGTGCCTCAGAAAGAGCAGCTGTAATATTTGAATAATCCGGAATGGTAGATATTTTTTTAGTTGCTTCATTAATATCATTTGTCTTCTTTGGCATTTCTGGAACTTTCATTTCAGATTTTTTAGCATCCGATAATTTACCTTTTGCTGTGGTGAGTGTTGCTGGATCCAGAGGTTCTTCTTTTGAATCAATTACAGATTTGAGAGAAGATACTGCCTCGTCTAATGGCTTATTACTTTCTTTTAAAGCAGAAACTGCCTTATTGAAATTAGCAACAGCTTCATCATGTGGCTTTTTGTACTGGAAATACCAGAAACAGGAACCTGCAACAATAACTATCAAAAGAATGATTATTGCAGGTATTATCTTTTTCTTTTTCATAATTTCTTACTCCTTTTTATGTATTAATGAAAAAATCAAATGGTTACAAGTAAAATTATACAACAAAATATATGAAAAGTACACAAGAAATACTGGGTTTTACATAAACGATTTTGGAAAAAATCATGAAAATAAATTTTTTTGCAAAAAAATGCCGACAAAACGAAAAAATTATACATATTAAGTGAACACAAAACGAACTGGCAATTTGTTTGTGAATTTAACGGTGTATTTTTTCTTACAAAAATTCTTTTGATTTTAAATTTAGTACACTGATTTCGAAAGGAGGAAAATGTTAATTTACCGAATCTGTCATACTACTATTGATGGGAAATTTAATTCCAGAAATTACATATTGACGAAAATATGTTCGAGTTATATAATGGAATAAAATCGAACATACTTTCGAAAGAAAGGAGCGTTACATAATGTACAGAAAGAAACTTCTCAAATTAATTAGCAATTGCGAAAATGAAACGTTTTGCGAGTTCGTATTTGTATTTGCTGAAAAATTAAAAAGAAACTGGGGGTGCTAGTCCCCAGTATCTTTAATTAATTTCTTCTACAATTCTATCTATATAGCCATAGACTTTATGTTTATGGCTATTAGGCATTTTAGAAAGTTTTGTTGTATACTCTAATAATTCTGGATCAAGAGTTAAGTCGGCTAAAAATTCAGCAGTTGCAGCAGTTGCAATTCCTTCCAATCCCATCAATTCCGATTGGCTAACACGCAAGGCATTTGCAAAAAGTTTAATTTTAGACAACTGTAAATCAACTTCGCCTTTTTCGATTTTAGCAATAGATGAACGACTCGTATAGCCAGTTTTTTGGGCTAATTCCTCTTGAGACATTCCAATTTCTAATCGACGTTTCTTGATATTTTTATAGAGTAGCAACATAATATCACCACCTTCCAGAGTCAATATATCATGCGTGTGAAAATAAATCAACAAAAATGATGAAAAATGTTGACATATATTCAACGAGATGATATATTACAAATGTGAATATAATTCACCAAAATAAATATTGAACAAGGAGGGAAAAAGATGGCTAATGTGGAACTTCTTAAGGAAAAAATAAAAGAATCCGGAATGAGTATTTCTTTTTTGACAGAAAAAATGGGCGTTGGCAGGGAAACATTTTATAATAGAATGAATAATCCAGATTTTAGAGCCTCTGAAATTGTTTCGTTGACTCGAATTTTACGTCTTACAAAAAAAGAACGTGATTCTATTTTTTTTAATTAAAATGTTGAATTTAATTCACTAATCAAAATTAGAAAGTAGGATAAGGAACGATATGTTTTTAAGAAAAATTTATAACGAGTTAGTTCTCATAAGAAAAGAACTCCAGACTTTGCGTCCGGAGCCAAGGTTTAAAAAATACCGAGAAGTACAAGTGTTTGAAAAAAGATACGTTAATCAAGAAGATTCCCAAGTGGTAGTGTCTTTTGAACTTCCTGGCCGCGATTGGTGCGAATTATCAGAGTCACCTGCTTGGAAAGAGGTGGAAAGTCATCTTTCTCAGCAGAAAAAAGTCAATAGAGATTAGAAGGGAGAATACCAATGACTTTTAAAGATGTAACCCGTTGGGTGGCGATTGGAGGTTTAATTTTAGAAGCTGCAATCACTTCGTGGAAAATTACAAAATTAAACAAAGAACATCCATCGCATGATGTTTACAAAGAGCTTCTTTACCAAAGAATGGCATTATATATTTTGGCTATTCCATTGCTTTTTAATAGAATCTATATTTATTTTTCATGGTAGCGCAGTAGTTAGGAGGAAAAAATGAATTGTCCAGAGTGTAAACACGACATAAAAGAATCATGGAATTTCTGTCCAGAGTGCGGAGCAGTGCTTTATGGAAGAAAATATGAAGTTCCATTTCCAGATGTAGTTATTATGTGCTACGGGCATACCACATCTTTAGTTATCGGTGGTTACCATATTTATGGCATAAACGGTATTAAATTTTCGCATAATCCGGATGAAAACGACGGTCTTCCACGTTTGGAAGTAGATATGGATATTATTAAGGATTTGATAGGAAAGGCACCAAGGGTATCAAAGTTCTGGAGAGAAGAGCTGAAAAAAGCGGTCTTAATGGAACAAGACCGCCACAGTTGTTGATTAGAGTAATTTAAAGCCAGTACCAAAGTCTTTGGTAAAAAAAATTTTACCACATTCTTCAAGTTCGGTTGCGGCACGAGTGATTGCATCGATTCCACCAAAATCAATGTTAGATTCAAGGAAAATTCCTTGAGCAGTAAAACGAGTCGTTCCTTGTGATTCGTATTCAGACTGCATGTACTCTAATAATTTTTCAGCAACTTGAGTCATTTTTGCACTTCCTTTCATTTTACTCGGATGTTGCAGCATCCTGTAAAGATATGATATAGGAAATGTAAAAAAATGTCAATAAATATATTTGAGAGGAGGGAAAGTCCTGATTTACATATCAGAACGAATCTTGAATATTCGGGATTTGGAAAAAGAAATTCAAAATGCAATAATTCATTTCAATATTCTCAAAAAAGAATTGAAAAAAACTGCACCATCTTCGGAAACAATAGACGCTGCAGTTTATCAGATTAGTCAAAGTCTTGAAAAAGCTAACGACTTTGAGTTTTGTTTAGAACAAAGAAAATGTGAAATCAAAGATGCTTACGAGAATCCCAGATTTGTATAGAAAGAGTATTGGAGAATTAGTGAAAAGTCAAGAATAGTTGGAGAGGAGGTGAAACCATGACATTTTCTCAAAAGTTAAAATACACACTTTCAGAACAGAATATATCTCAGGCAGAGCTATCCAGATTAACAGGCATAAATAAAAGTTCTATCTGTCAGTATCTATCAGGCAAAAACATACCATCCAAGAAGAGACAGGGCGTGATTGCTACAGCAATAGGGATGCCAGAAGATTACTTTGGAAACGAAAACTTCAAAGAACCAAGTATACCATATCCTAAGATTCCGCGACTTACACTCACGGAGACGGCTGGAATCATGGGCGTGTCACAGCGAGCACTTGCACTTGCTATTCAGCAGGGTATGTATTCATGGGCGCAGGCTTTGCCAGGGAGAAACAAGAAAAGACCTATCTATTTTATTAATGCCATTACGTTTGCTAAAGCGCAGGGAATAGATTTGGAAGAATATAAAAAATGCACCTGCGAAGCGGCAACTCCAACGGGCGCATAGAAAATAACTCAACTAAATTGTAACACAAAACCAGAAAAATGGAAGGAGAAAATTATGAACGAGGAAGAAAAGACTTTGAACTTAGATGATGTTAAGTTTTTGCTTGAAAAAGTACACGCAGCACAGCAGGCGGGAAATCATGTCATTTTTAGACATAGTAACTACTCGACAGAAGTAATTGCTATGGAGGGCGAAATCTCTGAGGAAAAAGAATGGGATAAGCAATTTTATATGCATAATAACGCACCAGAGGAGCAGAAAGCTACATATAATGAATGCATTTTGTATCTTGGAAAACTGGCAGGTGAGAAACATGATAATTAATTTTGTATTACACAAGTACAACCAAACAGAAACTGCCCTTAAATTGCAGCCTACATCGCCCCGCCTTTTAGAGCGGAAAGCTGCACTGGAATGGTGGATTGCAAAAGATTTAAAGAAAAACGAGGTGTCGAAATGAAGACAATTAAGATAACCGCAGATAATAAGATTTCTATCGTGGATGTGGATTTTAGCAACAATAGAGCGATCATGGATGCCATGGGCGGTCCTGTAGAAGTAGTTACAACAAATGAGTTGTATGATTTTTTTAAGTGCCCCGTTCTTATGATGTTGGATAAAAACAGTTACAAACCTAAAGATGTAAATGGTTTTTGTCCAAGCGCAAATGCAGTAGCCTCCTTTTTGTACGGTTATGTCAAAACTGGTATACCAGTTTTAGGCGATGTTATTTTGGCGCAACCGGCAGGGGGGCGCATAGAAAATTTAGAGGGTGTTGGAGAATTGGAAGAAAAGATGCAGATGTTAATGCAGCGTTTTAGTTTTCTGGAGACAGTACAGAAAGGATGGTAAGCAATATGAAGTTAAATAAAGTAGTAAGTACGTTAGAAATGCCACATGAAGAATGGCTGCGTTATCGAAAGAAAGGCATCGGTGGTTCCGATGCCGGAGCTATCTGTGGAGTAAATAAATATAGAAGTGCTGTATCCGTATTTTTAGACAAGACTACAGAACAGACATCAGAGTTTGATAACGAAGCAATGAGACAGGGACGAGATCTGGAGCAGTATGTAGCAGAAAGATTTTGTGAGGAAACCGGAAAGAAAGTAAGACGGGCAAATGCGATATTTTCTCATTCCGAACTTCCTTTTATGCTTGCCAATGTAGACCGCCTGGTCGTTGGGGAAAATGCAGGACTTGAATGTAAAACAGCATCGGCTTTTTCTGCAGATAAATGGGCAGACGGTTCTATTCCGCCAGAATATGAAGTGCAATGTAATCACTATATGGCAGTAACCGGAGCAGATGCTTGGTATATTGCCTGTGTAATTCTTGGTAAGGAGTTTATATGGCGTCGCATCGAACGAGATGAGGAACTGATTGCCACGATTGAAGAGCTGGAAAGAGATTTCTGGCAGAATAACGTAATTGCAAATGTTATGCCGGCACCAGATGGTTCTTCTTCTGTAGATTCTTATATCAATTCCAGATATGCAGACAGTGATCCAGAGCAATCTGTTGATATTACTACATATGATGAAGCTTTGAAAAGAAGGGAAGAAATCACCATATTAGAAAAGAAGCTCGGAGCCGAGAAGAAACAGATTGAGCAGGAAGTTAAGCAGTATATGCAAGAAGCAGAAACGGCATATAGCAACTCATATGAAGTGAAATGGAAAACAGTAGAGAGTAAGCGAGTTGATACAAAAAAATTGAAGTCAGAGTATCCAGAAGTTTATAAAGACTGTATTAATGTAGGAAAAAGTAGACGTTTCACCGTAAAAGGTATTGCATAAAAGGAGGATTTAACATGGGAGTAAAAGAACAGCTAGTTGAAAAGAAGAACCAGAAAACAAAGCTTACAAAGGGCATGAACATTGCGGATATGATTAATGCAATGAAGCCAGAAATTGAAAAAGCCCTTCCGAAAGTAATCACACCAGAAAGATTTACAAGAATGGCTCTTTCGGCAGTTAATACAACTCCGAAACTTGCAGAGTGTAGTCAGATTACATTTTTATCTGCACTGATGAACGCAGCACAGCTTGGATTAGAACCAAACACCCCACTTGGACAGGCCTATTTGATTCCGTTTAAGAATAAAGGAAGATTAGAATGTCAGTTCCAGATTGGGTACCGCGGAATGATTGATATGGTATACAGAAATGAGGATATCCAGACGGTACAGGCTCATTGTGTTTATGGGAATGATGAATTTGAATATGAACTTGGATTAAATCCGAAGCTTGTACATAAACCAGCTACGAGAGATAGAGGGGAGCTTCTCTTTGTATACGCCTTCTGGAAGTCTAAAAACGGTGGTTTTGGCTTCGAAGTGATGAGCAAAGAAGATATCGATCAGCACGCAAGAAAGTATAGTCAGTCTTTTTCTAGCAGCTATTCTCCTTGGAAGAAAAATTATGAGGAAATGGCAAAGAAGACAGTAATTAAGAAAGTTCTTAAATATGCACCAGTGAAAGCCGACTTTGCCAGAGCGATTACTTCGGATGAAAGCATCAAATCAGAGTTATCTGTCGATATGTCGGAGGTTGTAAACGAGCAGGAAGTAGAGACGGTAGATGCAGAGTATAGCGAAGTGCCTTCTGATGAAACATCAGAAAATGAAAGTGTGAGCAATGAGTAGTGTCACTTTTACAGTGCCCGGCCCTCCGAAAGGAAAGGCCCGGGCCAGAACCGTACATACAGGCGGTCGTACCTTTTCTTACACCCCGGATGGAACAGTTTTGTATGAGAATTTAGTAAAGACTTGTTTCTATCAGACCGGGGTTCATCCCTTTGATGCGGATGAGGAGCTTAGAGCAAATATCATAGCATATTACCCGATCGCAAAGAGTACGAGCAAGAAAAAGCGGCAGCAAATGCTTGCCGGTCTTATCCGGCCGACAAAGAAGCCGGATTTAGATAATGTTATTAAGAGTATCCTGGATGCGTTAAACAAGGTTGCTTATCATGATGATACGCAGATCGTTTCGTTATCCATGGAGAAATTTTATTCAGACTCTCCAAGAGTGGAGGTCACTATAAACAGCATATAAGGAAGGTGGTGGCTTAATGGGCCGCAAAGCCAAGACAGGGCTTAGTTACTTTTCTAAAGATGTTGATTATTATGATGATTTTAAAATCATGGACCTGATGAATGAGTATGGTCCATTAGGGCAGACGATTTATGATGTGCTGCTTTGCATGATTTATCATGAAGGTTATTACTTAGAGGTTCCCAGTATGGAGCAGTTAGCGGTAAAAATAATCAAAACCATCGGGAACCGCTGGGTAAAGAAAAAAGACTTTGTGTTGCAAGTGATTTATTATTGTGCGGATATAGGGCTGTTTGATAAAACCCTCCTTAATCAAAATATTATCACCTCTGCTGGAATTCAGCGACGCTACGATTCAGTGACTGTTAGGAACAAAGTCAATAAAGATAAATACCGGTTGATTGATAAAAACGGTCAACCTTTATTAAATGCACCCCAAAATCCTATTTCTGCAACAGAAACAACGATTTTTGCAACAGAAAAGACGATAAATGATGCAGATATTCAACAAAATAAAAGAAAAGAAAATAATACATATATATATTTTAACAACCCGGAACTGGAGAAGACTTTTCGATTATACATTTCTATGAGAAATCAAAATCAGAAATATCCTTTGATACCGGAACAGATAGAAGAACTAAAAGAAGAATTACATTCTTTAGGG